GCTCCGCCGCCGCCCATGCCCATCATCTGCGCCATCATCATCTGCTGCGCCATCGCCTCCTGCTGCTCCAGCTCCTCCTTCGGGATGAGGAGCTTCGTGGAGAGGCCGACGCCGCTGACCAGCTCTTCGAGCAGGACGCGCTTGTTGATGTTCGGGTCCTGCGCGAGGACCGGGAACAGCTTGAGCATCGTCTCGGCCATGACCGAGGGGTTCTGGCGGATGGGGTTGTACGACACCATCGAGAAGTTCACGTCCACCTCGCGGATGTCCGCGAGCCCGACCTCGCTCCAGCCCTCATGACCGCTCACGGCCACGAGCTTCGGCTCCTTCATGTACTTCTTCGCCAGGTAGAAGCACTTCTCCGCCACGTCCTGCAACGCGGTGTTGATGTGGCCCTCGCGCGTGGCGAGACGGGTCCGCATCTGCGCGTCGATGATCGCCATCTCCGTGGCGGTGCGCGCTCCGGCCACCTGACCGCGGGCCGCCTCGGCGAGCGCTGAGATGAACGCCGCGTCGCCTTCCTGCCGGGCGATGAAGTTCTCGACGCCGACCGGGACCTGCGGCATCGGCATCTCGTAGAACAGCGTCGAGAGCGTGCGGAGGCCCTCGGCGTTCGTCGGGCTGATGGGCACGAACGAGCCCGTCGCCGCCTCGACCGCCTTGTTCAGATCCTCTTCGGTGATCAGCTCGCTGTTGAAGAGGATGCGCGGGATCATCAGGTAGACGATCTGCTTCATGTGCGTGAGCAGGTCGTTGATCGTCTCCTGCTGGTTCAGAACGAGCTGGACCTCGGACAGACCGAGGCAGTCGACCGCGCTCTGGTTCAGCGTGAACATCGAGTAGGGGATGTAGTCCAGCTCCTGCTCGAACACGACCGCGTCCGCCTGGCGGACGTAGTGGATGACCTTGTTCGTCTCGCGGTCGTAGTACTCCCAGACCGTGACCCACTCGAACGCGTCGCGGAGCTGCGACACGTCGCTGTTCTTGTAGGAGTCCGTGATCCACTTCGGGTAGCGGTCCGGCGTCACGTCCGCGATCTTGGGCGACTTGTAGGCGCCCGTCTTCACGCGGCGCTGGAACTCGGTCCACGGGATGACCGCGGCTTCCAGCCAGTAGCGGATATCGTCCACGTCCCGGACGGTCTGGTCGAAGAAGATGGCGCCGGGCTCGATGACGCGGACCACCGGCTTGTCACCGTTCACGTCCCAGCCGACCTTGAACACGCCGCGCTTGCAGAGAACCGCGTCGATGAGCGCGGTCGCAGCACGACGGCGCATGTTGTTCACGTCGAACACGTACTCCATCAGCCCGTTGACGAGCGGGATGGCTTCTTGGCTCTGACGGTTGCGCGGGTTGGCCGCGACCTTCGGGTTGGGCCCGAGCAGCGCCGACACCGCGGTGTCCGCGATGGCGTAGATCATGTTCTTCGAGCAGAGGAACGAGGGGATCGCGCCGTCGCTCAGGTTGACGTCGTTGCGGCTCGTGTAGAACTCGCCGCGGTAGTAGCGCCGCGCCTTGTCGAAGTTCTTCTTCTCGGTGCGCTCGTAGAAGCGGCGATGACGGTCGATGAGATTGCTGAGATTCATGTCCACTCCCGAGCGATGGGCTTGAAGGGATTCCGCGAGGCTGCCCGCTCATGATGCTTGAAACGGTCGAGGTCTGCGATGGTAACGCGAGCTTCGTCGGCAGGCGCGTAGTTCTGCACGGGCACAGGCGCTTCGTCGCTGGTGAACCGGCGGCGAGAGAGAATGTCCGCGGCCATGACCGCGGTGCGCGCCAAGTCGAAGTGGTGCGTGGTGCCGTCGCTGTTGGCGGACCGCTTCGTCCGGTTGCCGTCGTAGTTGATGAGCTGGTGCAGCAGCGGACGCGAGCGGATGGTCAGCTCGTCCTCGCGCAGCATGCGAACCAAGCGGGCCTCGCCTTCCTGCACCCGCTTCTCGGTGGCGTACCAGCCGGGGTGGTTGCGGTCGGTCCAGAGCAGGTTCTTGGCTCCCTTGTCCTTGAGCATGGCGATACACGCCGCTGCGTTGGACTCGACCGCCAAGAGCGCTTGGTTGTAGAAGCGCTGGAGGTTCAAGAGCCGCTCGCTGAAACGACCCGGGTCCTCGCGGCCTTCCCACACGGCGACCTCGCGGCGCTCGATGGCGTCCCAGACCGTCAGCGCGCTGTTGTCGCCGACGCTTCCGAAGCCCGCGGGGTCCGCGCAGATGAGGTACGCGCGACCCTGCACCGGGCGCTCCAGCAGGCTCGCGCCTCGCTGCGTGGGGTCCGGCGGAACGATGGAGTCGCCCAAGCTCTTCTTCAGCACGTCGACCGGCATGACCGGAGAGCCGGAGCCGAGCCAGCCGTCGTACGGGTCGGACGGGTACTTCGACGTGAACAGCCGCTCGTCGTTCGCCATCTCCGTCTGGAGCGACAGGCGGCGGAACGCCAAGTTGTGAAGGTCCATCCCCGGATGGCGCTTCATGTACTCCAGCTCGACGTCGGTCGGCTTGAGCCCCGAGGGGTCCGCGCGACACGACGGGTCCAGCCACCACTCCAAGAACACGGGGTGGAAGCGGCCCTTGCCTTCGAGCGCGTTGTGCCACATCGTCTCGTGGTGGCTGCCCGCAGCGCCCGGCGTCGACTCCAAGATGACGCGGGCGTTCTGGCGCTTGTTGACGGCGGGGAAGATGTTCGCCGCGGCCTTGCGCTGCCACTGCGCTTCACCGAACTCGGTGATGAGCAGGCGGTCGATGGAGCGACCGACGGCAGGACTGCGGCCACCGGCCGTCAGCACCTTGATGCCGCCGCCATGGACGAAGTGAATCTGCGTCGTGCCGGGCTTGCGGCCGTCCTGCACGGGCACCTTCACGTCCGACGGCAGGCGCCCGTAGGCGAACAGGATGCGCTCGAAGATGTCTTCGGCCGTGTCCTGCCGCTCGGCGATGAGCACGCCCTTCACGCCCTCCAAGAACATGCAGTCGCGCAGCAAGAGCATGACGGACGGCGTCGTGATCTTCGCCTGGCGGAACTTGTCGCAGAGCACCCAGCGGTGGTCCGAGCAAGCCTGCAAGAACTTCATCTGGATGTTCGTCGGTTCAAGGTAGCCGATGGACTCGTCCTCTCGGACGATCTGGCACATCGACACGAACGCCCATGGGGTCGAGAACAGCGCGTTCACCTTTCCCATGTGCAGGCCGGGGACCTGCGCGATCTTCGCGCCGCCCGGTAGACTTGCGGGTGCGGACAAGGTAGACTCCCTGACGTCTATGCTATCATGGTATGGGCTGGAGTGCGACATGGCGGAGAAGTGGATTCAGGGGGCCATCAAGCGTCCCGGTGCTCTGCGTGAGAAGATGGGCGTCAAGGCCGGGGAGAAGATCCCCAAGGGCGAGGTCCGCTCCAAGATCAGCGCGCTTCAGAAGGAAGGCGAGGGCGACAAGAAGCTCTCCGCCGCCAAGCGCATGCTGCTCAAGCAGCTCGTGCTCGCCCGTACGCTCGGCGAGATGAAGAAGTGATCGGCACCGACGTGCAGAACACCACCCTGCCCGACAAGAAGCCGGGCAAGGCCATCCCCGCCGCCCAGAAGCGCGCGATGATCAAGCAGTTGGTCATGGCCCGACCCAAGAAGGAGTACGGCTCCAATGGCTGACGGCAAGTACGGCCACATCAACTTCAAGCCCCCGCAGTCCGTGTCGGCCGCCGCCGTGCGTGGACTGATGCTGCGTCGCCAGCAGTCGAAGTCCCAGAAGGCGGGCCTCGACGTGAAGCAGGCCGCCGCGCAGGGCATCGGTTCCGGCGTTCAGCGCGCGAGTGACCTCAAGGCCCGCGCCACGATGAGCCCGTCGACCGTGAAGCGGATGAAGGCGTACTTCGACCGCCACGCCAGCGACTACAAGCTCGACGCCGGGAAGAGCCCCAAGGAAGACAAGGGGTACGTCGCTGGCCTCCTCTGGGGAGGAGAAGCCGGGAAGTCCTGGGCCAACAAGGTCGTCCGCCAGATGGAGGCGGCCGACAAGCGAGGGAAGTGATGGACCGCCGCCAGACGCTGAAGCAGGTCTACTCCAACCCCGAACTGCGGGAGCGCATCAAGAAGCGCGTCCTCGCGGGCGGCAAAGGCGGCAAGCCGGGCCAGTGGTCCGCCCGCAAGGCGCAGATGGTCGCCCAGCAGTACAAGAAGGCAGGCGGCGGCTACAAGAGCGGCCCGTCGAAGTCGCAGAAGAGCCTGAAGCGCTGGACCAAGCAGGAGTGGCGCACGCCCTCCGGCAAGCCCAGCGTGCAGGGACCGAAGGCGACCGGCGAGGTCTACGCGCCGAAGAAGGCCATCGAGCGTCTCCGCTCCAGCCCGGGCGGAATGCAGAAGCTCGTCTCGGCTACCCGCGCCAAGCGCGCCGCCCTCCAGAAGGGCGAGCAGTTCGCGCGCCACGGGCTCCACAAGGGCAAGGACCGCTAATCATAGGCGTGCGGGGACCCTCCACTCGCGGCGGCGTTTTTTATGTAACACGGCCTTGCGCGCTTGCAACTGGTCGTGCTACTTTCTTCAAGCACCCCTCAAGGTTGCTCCGGGTAGCCCGTAAGGGTCCGTAGTCCATGAGCGGGCAGGCGAAGCACGAACCTCAACCGTTCCTTCGACCCAGCCGGTCGGAGTCGCTTTTCGCGTCTGCCCCCGGCTATGGAGCACAAGATGGCTATCTCTACCGAAATCCTCAACACCACGTTCGCGGACCTCCGTGGGCCGCTCATCAACTCGTTCATCCGCTCCAATGAGCTGCTCGACGCGCTCATGAGCAAGGCTCGCATGCCCTCTGAGGGCGGCAGCCTGATCGAGCGTTCCTTCGCCGGTGGCGCCCCCGCCCGCGGCGTTGGCGTGTTCGTCGGCGACGAGCTTCTCAACATGACGCGCCGTCAGCAGACCAAGCGCTTCCAGGTCGAGCCGCACCGCATCGTGGCTGCGATCAACATCCCGAAGAAGGAGCTGCTCTTCAACAGCGGCAAGCTCGCGGTGATCCGTCTCATCGAGGAGTACCCGCAGACCACGCTTGAGGGCGCGAAGGCCGACCTCAACTCCTTCCTCCTCACCGGCGTGTCCCGTGGCCTGGTCTTCCAGACCGCCGACCTCGCGGGCTTCCTGAGCATCAACGGCGACTTCTCCGCTGGCTCGGGCACCGGCGTGACGAACGGCCTGCTCGACTTCGCCACCCCGGCGACGCAGAACCAGACCGTCCAGAGCGTCCAGAAGTCCTCGTCGTACTACCACTTCAACCAGTACGGCGCGATCACCTCCTGGGCCACCGACGGCCTCCCGACGCTCCGCAAGACCTACCGCCAGTGCGCGCACTACGCGGGTGGCATGGGCAAGGGGCCGGACCTCGTCATCATGGACGACGGCACCTACACCAACTTCGAGGACAGCCGCCTGTCCCTCGTCCGCGTCGCGCTCGTCGAGGACAAGACCGAGAAGACGAACACCCTCGGCCTTGAGCTGGGCGTCGCCAAGGTCTACTCGTCCATCGACCTGAACCCGACCGGCGGTGGGTTCTCCACGGCGAACGCCCTCAACGGCGTCACCTACATCCTGAACACGGACTTCATCGAGATGCCCCTCATGGAGGCCCCGTCCATCACGCCGTTCACCGAGCGTGTTGGCGACCAGGACGTGGTCACCGCCATCTTCTCGATGCAGGGCAACCTCATCTGCACGAAGACCCCGGCGCAGGGCTGCGTCTCCGGCGGCGCGGTCTAATCACCGCGACGAGGTTCACCTCTTAAACTTCAAGGAGATTCATCCATGTCCTACAGCAACAACCAGGTCTTTGGCAACGACGTCAACGTCCTCGATACTACTCAGCTCTACCCGCTCGGCACCACGCGCACTGTGCTCGCCTCCCAGACGGGCAAGGGCGATCAGGTGTGGCGCTACGTCACCAACGCTGGTGCCGCGGCGTGGACCGAGGGTCAGGTCGTTCTCGCGGTTGCGAACACGGCGCAGAACCTCGGCACCGGCCAGACCGCGACCGCCACGGCGAGCCTCGCGCGCAACCGAATCCTCGGCGTGGCTCAGACCTACGTCACCTCGGCGGGCGCTACCTCGACGTTCTCTGTCGGTGCCTACGGCTGGGTGCTCATGCTCGGCGAGGGTTCGATCCTCAACGACAGCGCAGGCGCTCTCGCGGCGGACACCTCGTTCGCTTCGTCTAGTGTCGTCGCGGGCTCGGTCGAGATCGCCGCTAACAGCGGCGTCGGCGCGAACGCGACCATCGGTGTCACGCACGTTCAGATCCCGGCGAGCACCGTGGGTTCGGCGTACATCACCTGCCGTCCGTAGTCTGAGGTAGCAACCCTGCTTCGGCAGGAATAGGAGGCGGGCATGGACACATCTCTCGGTGCGCTTCGTGCCCGCCTCTTCAACTTCCGTGCTTGGGACAGCACGGGCCCGACGCTGGATGGCCGCATCAAGCAGGCCATGAACACCGCGTTGGACCGCATCGCTGGCGACGTGCCAGAGGCGGTTGTCCCCGACAACGAGCACATCGTCCTGCTCCCCGACGTGGTGGGCGACGATGCCAACGTGCAGGCGTACGTTGCGGCCACGGCCGACCCGAAGGTCTTCAAGTTCGTCGACTCGTCTGGAGCGGCCATCCTGCCCGGAGCACCGTGGGTGCCCAACGTGACGGGCACGTTCGACGGGACGATGCACTTCGAGGTGACCGACGTGAACGGTCAGCTCCACCGCCGTCAGTCCCGCGAGTTCTTCGTGACGACGGACCTGCTCGGCAACATCAACGGCTACTTCGCTTCCATCGACCGGCCTTGGACGCTGGGCGGGACGGCGATGTCGTTTCGGCTGCACCAGCCCGAGTTCTTCGTCACCGACGACGTCATGCGCGTTCTGGAGCCGGGCCGCATCTTCGACGAGACGCGGCAGCAGGTCTGGGCCATCGACACTGGCGGGGCCTCCCGTCAGGACATGATCGACTTCCGCGGGCAGGACAAGGGCTACCCGTTCCGCATGTGGCGCGGACGGCACTTCCAGATCCCCGCCCCGACGCAGGCGCCGACCATCGTCCTCGACGACAAGGAATCGTGGGTGGGTCCGGAGTGGGAAGGCACCTTCCGGTTCTGCTACACCTACGTCTGGGGACGGCGGGACCCTGAGTGGACGACCGCCCCGAGCGGAATCCGCGACCCCGTCTGGGAGTCTGCGCCCTCGCCCATCAGCGCTGCCGTGTCTCACGCGACGACGCCGGGCGCGGTCATCGACATCACGGGCGCGAACATCGACGCCATGATGGACTTCGGCGAGACGGGCACGCTGCGCTACGGCAAGAGCGGGATGCGGATTCGCATCTACGTCGCGCGCGACGCGCTGTTCACCTCGTCGGCGTACGGCACCGGCTTCGACCGGGTGGAGTCGAACGAGAAGTTCTACTTGCTGGCTGAGATCGAGCCGACGACCGGCACGTATACGTGGACCGGCAGCGCGGTGCCCGACTACCAGCGCGAGCTGAAGCACAGCACGGGCTACTACGCCTACCAGGTGTTCCCGCACCAGGACCAGCGCTACGAGATCGACCTGCGCGTCCAGCGGCTGCCGAAGGCGCTGGTCGACGACCAGGACACCGTGCCCATCCAGCGCGACGCGGTCATGTCCTACATCGAGCTGTGCCTGTACTACATCAGCCTGCTCGATGGCGTGGACCAGACGGGCGCGAACGTCCATCTCAGCCGCTACAACGAGCTGGCTCGACACTTCCGCAAGCGCTACGCCAACCCCGGTGGTGCGGTCGAGCCCATGCCCATCACCGGATTCACCGCTCGCTTCCGGTTCGGGAGGTTCAGGGACACGACGTGATCCTTCGTGTTATACCTTAGTGGCAACCCGAGGAGAACCTCATGGCCCTGACGAACTTCTTCCCCCGTCCCCAGCTCGGCGATGTCTTCGTGCGCCGCAACCTCAACGGCAACGAAGAGGAGGCGATGATCCTGTCCGTGCAGTACAGCACGAAGGCGGGCTCGCTCTGGCAGGCGACGATGAACACCAAGAACGGCATCGAGTTCGTGACCGGCGACGCCGAGCACCGCAACATCTACGACTGGCGCCCGCAGGGCTGGGTCTTCGATGACGCGAACGGCAACTGGTACTCGCCCGCGGACAAGGCGAAGATCGACGCCGGTCGCGCCGCCGAGGCGGCCAAGGTGGCCGTCGCCGAGCCGGAGACGAAGGACGAGTTCCTCGTCGCCGATGCTTCCGAGATCACCAACGCGATGACGCGGAAGCGCGGCCTGCCGCCGAAGCTCCCGGCGCCGCAGCTCCCCCAGGTGTAGCGCATGGCAGGCCCGGACAACCAGTCGACCCGGCAGCTCTTCATCCCCATCGGTGAAGCGCCCTCGGTCTACGCCCCGTCGAACATCGCGCAGCAGATCATCAACTTCGAGACGACGATCCGCTCCACGCTGGCGACTGTCCGTGGCCCTACTGTCTACGAGCCGACGCGCGGCGCGACGATTCCGTCCGCCGTGTTCGGCGAGATGCACGGTGTCTTCCACGCCTCCCTCGTGGGTGGCGTGGCGGACATCCTGCTCGTCCGGTCTGGCGACAAGCTCTTCCGCCACGCGGGCTGGCAGCGTGGGTGGGAGCAAATCTACTCCGGGCTGACCTCGGACACGCGTCCGGGCTACCCGGACCAGTTCCTCGTCCTGAACGACAAGGTCATCTGGACGAACGGAACTGACTACCCGCTCATCATCGACGCGCAGGGGCGTACGGTTCCTCTCGGCTTCCAAGAGATTCCATCTCCGCCGTCCGTGTACGGGCCGCAGGTCACGCCGAACAAGGGGATCACGTACCCCAACTCGGGCGGCTATTCGTGGCGCGGCGAGATCGGCACCCCGGGTGACGTGCTGAACGGAACGCAGGGCGCTGTCCTCGACGGCACTTGGTACTACTACGTCCAGCTCGAAGACATCTACGGCAACCTGTCGGCTCCGTCTTCGCCGTCGAACCAAGCGTTCATTCGCACCGTGCAGGCGTCTCCTTACGACCCGTCCACGGGAGCGGAAACCACAGGCGCGACCATCGACGACCTCACGCGCCAGTTCATGGTCCGCATGACGGCGCAGGGGCCCGACCACACTGTCGCCATCAACCTCTACCGCACGCCGGACACCGTACGTGGCAGCACCAAGCCGCGCCTGCTGGCGAGGTTCAGCGGCCGTGACACGCTGCTCTTCGGCGACCGCGTTGCTGACAGCTTCCTCGGCCCGGAGATGGAGCGCGTCTCCCCGGTGACCGTGTTCCGCACGATGTGCGCGCATCAGGGCTGCTTGATCGCCGCCAACATGCTGGTGGACCCGGGCCTCGTGCGGCGCTCGTCTCCGGGCTTCCCGGGTACGTGGCCCGAGGACGACTTCGTCTACCCCGACTCCAACGGAGCCGAGGTCACGGCGGTCGCCTCTCACGCCGGGTTCCTGCTGGCGTTCACCGAGAACGCCATCTACGACATCACGCCCGACCGTCAGAGCGGCAAGCTGTCTGGCTCGGTCACGCTCGCCATGGGTGTCGGCTGCGTCGCTCCACGCAGCGTCAAGGCGCTGGCCGATGGGCGCCTCATCTGGCTCGCGCGCGACGGCTTCTACACCATGGACGCGTCGCAGCGGATCACGCGCGTGTCCCAGCCCATCCAGGCGCTGACCCGCACGGGCCTGAACATGGCGCGCTACCGCAAGGCGGTGTCGGTCGTGGACGCTCGGTCGCTGGAGTACCGCTGTGCGGTGGCGCCTGCGGGCGTGCAGCGCAACACGCTCCTGTTCATCTTCGACGGCGAGAACTGGCGCCGTCAGGAACTGGGCAGCGGAGACGCCGCCAGCACCCTGTGGATCGCGGATATGTGCCGTACCGACGACTATCGTCAGTACATCCTCATGGCCGCGCGTGACCCGACGAAGGTCAATCAGCAAGGCGGCCCCGCAGGCTACGACGTGTACGTCGCGGACCACGAGACGACGGCGTATGAGCCGCTGCCACGCAAGGCCACCTACCGCTCTGCGTGGATCAAGGCCGACGAGACGGGCATGACGCCCGTCCATGTGCGCTCCATCTACCTCGGCATGATGGACGGGTTCAACGGCAACTTCACCGTTCGCTACTACCGCAACGGCTCGTGGAACCCGGTCATCGAGATCACGGACGTGCTCGCCATCGGAGTCGATGACGGCAGCAGCATCGTGACCGACATCGCCGGAGCTGCCATCGTCGGGTCGTCCAAGGCGCATGAGCCTCGGCTCGTCTGGCGCATGGTCCCGGCGGGCTTGGAGAACGTCTACGCGTGGGCGTTCGAGATCGAAGTCACCTACCCGATCCGCTTGGAACTGGCTGCGTTTGCGTTCGACCAGAGCGCGGCTGGAAGCGGCAATCTCCGCGGGCGCATCCCGCTCAGGCAGGACCGATGAGCTACATCTTCCCCCGCCGTGTGCTCCGTAGCGGCGACGTGATGGACAACGTCGAGCTGACCGAGGACATCACGCCTGCGGCCGACCGTGTCAGCGGCAAGCTGAACATGCACAACTTCAACCAAGGAATCGCGGCCTCGGTCGCGATTGACGGGGAAGCGTTCTACTCCATCCACCACTACGAGAAGTTCTCGCCGTTCCTGTGGTCGCGGCCGTTCGTGCCAGTCGCTACTCCGCCGTGGGGGTTCCCTGACGGATTGACCGCGACGGACCAAGTTCTGGTGCAGAACAACTTCGAGTGGCAGGCGCTCGTCGATGGAACGGGTGAGGCGACGGAAGTCACGCTGACCACGGGGCAGTCCATCCTGTGGATCAACGCGTACGTCCAGTACCTCTGGTGGGGGTTCAACCCCACTCCAGGCAGCATCACCACGTCTTCGTCCACCGCGTTCTCCCACGAGAACAACGCCACCAGCGTGCCGTGCAACTTGCAGTTCGCGCTGCGCGTCAACGGCAACGTCATCCGCGAGACGGTCACGGGCATCGACGACCTGACCTACCGCGTGTCCGTGCCGATCAAGCCGCTCCAGCAGATCGGCGTCGGCGGAACGGTTCTGCCTGGGCCGCAGGACATCCGCGGCGAGCAGGTCTGCGCGCTCGGTCCTCCCTGCCTGCCGATTCGTATCGGAGCCTGTGTGCCCTGCGTGCCCGGCCCGCAGAAGGTAGAGATCGTGGTGCGTCGTGTGCCGTTCATCACCGACACGGGCGTGCGCCAGTACGGCTCCTACGACAAGATTTACGTGTACTGCCGCCAAGTCAACGTGGTCGAGCTGAAGTCGTTCCCCATCGACAGCGTCGGTCCGGCCGAGGTCACCGCGCCTGCGTTTGAGCCTGAAGAGCCGCTCACCACGTTAACCATGTACGGGAACCGCGTGCAGCCCGTGGTCAACGCCTACAACGACGTGCAGGAAGGGTCGCTGGCTCGTGGCGCACTGATGCACTACCACCTGCCACCGGCGACGCTCGGGTTCGGCCAAGACACCTTCGATGGGACGTCATCGGGTGTTTGGTTGTTCAACAGCTTCTATCCCGGCTGGCTTCTGCCCGCAAGAGACACGGTCACATTGACGGCCTACGCGGGCGCGCAGGCCACGGGCTGGAGCAACGTCGCGGGCCTCCGCCTCAACAACGTCTCGATCAGCACCGGAAGGAAGATCCTGGTGCTCGGAAACCTCCAGATCCGGAACGTGGTTGGAAGGGAGACGTCTCCGGGCGATCCAGACATGAACCAAGCCCCGTACGCGGTCGCGGACATCGCTTCGTTCGCGCTGTTCCAGCTCATGTGGCAGCCGTCCACGAACGGTCCGACGGCGTGGACCTCGATGGAAGAGAGCCTCGGGATGGTGAACAACTTCATCTGGTTCACGCGCGAGCCGCCCTCCGGGCTACAGCCGGGCGACTACTTGGAAGGGTGGGGGATCGAGAACGTCGAGGTCCACCTGATGGCGATGCTTGACCTTCCCGCGTCGGCCACGCCGATCAATCTCGGCATCTTCGGCAGCGTCGCGAACACCAACAACGAGTGCGAAGTCATTCGCGGCAGCCTGTCCTTCATCTCGCTGCGGGAGTAACCATGGCTGTCATCACTCCGAACACGACCTACCCGGCTGGACCGTTCGTCGTCGCTGCTCACAACGCCAACATCTACTCGACGACGTCCGGGCGCGGCATCATGTCCGAGCCGAACGGCGGACTCCAGGTCGTCAACCTCGACGCGGCGTTCACGGTCAAGGACGAGCACATCATGCCTCAAGAGGCGGTGATGGCGCTCATGGACGGCACCACCGTCCCGATGGACGTGTACAACAACGCGTTCGGCATCCGCGACGACTCCGACCCGGCGTACGTGGCGCTCGCCGGGCTGTGCCAGCGCGTGTACTTCCCGTACCCGGCGGCGTTCGCTTCGTGGCAGTGGTCGTTCCATGTCTCCGTGTTCCGGCCGTTCATGATCGACATGGAGAACCAGTCCGGGCCTGACATCGCCGCCATCGCCGTTCGCGTGTTCGTGGATGGAGTCGAGCTGCCCGCGTGGCGACGGAACTTCCCCGTGTCCGCGGAAGTGGACGTGCAGAACAACACGTTCAACAACCACGAGCAGATTTGCCCGCTCTGGTTCGACCTCACGTACCTTCAGCCTGCGCCCGCAGCGGGCTACCACGACATCGCGGTGAAGCTGTACCTGCCGCGCGTGACCTACAACCCACAGGGCTTGGACCCGGACCCGGACGAGTTGAACATAGATGTGCCGCTGTCAGCGTTCAGCCCCTCGGGCGCCACTGACGTCACCGTGAACTCGACCGTGCACACCCGTATCTCTTTCGGGACACGGAACGTCCGGTGCGTGATGTTCAAGTAACCCGTCGCCTGCGCGGGGGCAACATGATATGCTCGGCGGCAAGGAGAAATCCATGCTTCCTATCGCTGCTGCCGCCCCTCTCACCGCTCTCGCTGGGCAGGGCGCGGCGACTTTGGTCGGAGGCGTAGGCCAGGCCATCGCGTCTGCCGTCGACCCGGCGGCCATCGCGTACCGCAAGCAGTTGAAGAAGGACGTCACGGCGCTCCGCGAGGGCAAGCTCGGCCTGTCGGAAGCGGAGAAGCGGACGATGCTCGCGGGCACGCAGCGCTCGCTCCAGGCGCAGACCGCGGGGCTGGAAGCGAACCTGCGGCGTGCGGCCGCGGCGCAGGGCGGCTTCGGTCGCTCTGGCGCGCAGACGGCGGCACTCGGTCAGCTTGCGGCGGGGCAGGGGGAGAAGATCGCGGCAGAGGCCGGCCGCATCGACGAGCAGTCGCAGGCGCTGGCTCGGCAGCGCTTTGACGACATCATGGGACGGCTGGCCGCGAAGCGCAAGGAAGCGCGCGACATGGGCGCGGCGATGGGCCAGGCGGCTCAGATGTACGGAGCGGAGACGGCTGTTTCGGCCAAGCAGATCCGCGAGTCGCGGCTCGGCGAGGGCGCGGAGATGGGGGCGGACACGCAGGCTGCCCCGACGCAGGGGACGTACCTTTCGTACCTCTCGCGCCAGCGCAAGAAGGAGTAGAGAAGTGAGCACGTACCTCGATTACCTTCTGTCGCGTGAAATCTACGACGACACCAAGCCCGTCGTAGACGAGAAGCTCGTTGCCGAGGCCCGTCGCGCGCGAGACACCTTGGCGGACTACCGCAAGGGCGGCATCAACCAGGCCGTTCTGTCGCAGTGGCGCGCCGCGCTGAGGGCGCGCAGCGATGCGCTCGCAGGCGCGCAGCGCATGGCGGCGCAGATCAACGCGGCCGCGACGCAGGCGTCCATCGCCAACACGCAAGCATACGTTGGGTTGCTCAAGAGCAACTACGACAACCTTGTGAGGCTCCAGTCGGACGGCAACGACTATATGTCGACGCGCGCCAGTCCTGCGCTGCAAGCGTACACCGCGGCTAACGGCGGCAACGCTGGCTTGACGAACGGAATGTCTGAGCTGGTAAATCTGTACGAAAGCTCTGGCATGAGCCTGAACATGAACTCGCCCGACATGGCTTCCTTGGGCCAAGTAGTGGCCACCCGGATGTTCGGCTCCTCGTTAGCGAACTTGACCCCGGAAGCCGCGCGGGATCGGGTGTTCGCCGCCAGCAACAATCCGACGTTGGCCGCGAAGACGTATGAGTTTATGGCAGCCGCGCAGTCCGCTTACAACGCGCAGACCCAGACGATTGCGAGCGTCCAAGACAGCATTCGCAACGCAGAAGACGCGATGAAAGCCGGGTCGCCGCTGAGTGCTGACGAGATGAAGCGGGGCGCACAGAGCGCCTTGGGCGCGGTGCAGGCGATGGCGGGCGGTTCGGCGACCGATCTCCGCACGGAGATGGAGCGCGTCGCTTCGCTGGACTCGACCTACGCCTATCTCCAGCAGGAAGCGGAGCGGCTCCAGCAGCTCGCCGTGCAGCCCGGACAGGAGGGTCTGCGGACGAAGATCGGGCGCGCCATCGCCAATCCTGAGTTCCAGGCATGGGCCGCGGAGAACGGCTTCAAGATCGGCGAGGCGACCATCGACCCGAACACGGGCGAGGTTCGCTACATCCCCGGCGTACAGGACGAGCGCGCCATTCTGGCGTTCCGTCGGCAGGCGATCACCGGCAAGCCGCTCGGGCTCATGCCCAGCAGCACGGGTCAGCGCGTGCGCGTGACTGCGGTGGACCCCGAGAAGCGCGACCAGATCGTGCGCGACTACAACCTCGGTGACGGCCGGTACGCGGTGACCGACGATGGCACGGTGCTGTCTCCGTTGCAGTACGAGACGGAGCTGTATCAGGGCGGCTTCGCTCCGACGGGCATCAAGGTGGCGACGACCGCTGACGGTAAGGTGTTCGCCACGACCGTCACTGCCAACTACGTCTTCGATGACGGCAAGTTCCGCGAGCTTGACGCTGACAAAAACGAAGCTCTCCCGGAGGGACTGACGTTCGAGCCCGGGCTTGTCTCTTTGGGAGACGACAAGTTCCGCTACATGACGAGCCGGGATCTTCTCACGCTTGGAGATCCCAACGCCATTCTGACTCCCGACGAGGGGGACGAGGCCAAGATCCGAGACTTCGCTCCGATCAAGCTGGTGACGGCCGAGGAGCTGCCCGCCGTGGGCGAGGTGTCGTTCATCGGCTACTTGGACAAGGCCAACGCCAAGGACATCCTGACGAAGGGCGAGGGCACGTTCAGCATCAACGGCGGCGAGCACGTCTTCACGAAGGGTGCCAAGGTCGAGGTGCTCGGAACGAATGAGTCCACCTTCCTGCGCGACCGCGAGAAGGCGGCTGAGCGCCGGACGGAAAAGGGTCCGGAGCTTCTGGACGCGACGGCGGTTCGCATGGCGGCTGCTCGTGCGCCCGCAGCCGCACCGCCTCCTGTTATGCGAGAGCAGCTCACCCCGCTCGGCGAGCTGGCTGTGGCAGACGAGCCTTTCGCCGCGCCTCGCGGTCAGATGCTCGCCCAGGGCGGCTTGCTCACAGAGCCTGTCCCCACAGCAGCGCTTGAAGCCCCGCCCGCCGGAACTGCGCCTGCCGCGCCCGCCGCGACGGCTCCTGCTGCGCCCGCGGCTGCTGCCGCCGGAGCCCCTGCTGCTGGGGCCCCTGCGGCGGCTCCTCCTGCGGCTGCGGCGCCCGCTGCCGCACCGGCAACCGCGCCTGCGACCGCACCGGCTGCGCCGAAGGTGACGTACGCCAAGACCAGCAACGGCGCGGTCTACCGCAAGGACGAGACTACCGGCGCGATCACCATGATCCAGGCGCCGCCTGGTCAGGTGCTTCCGGCGGAAGAACTGCGGACCACGGGCAGGGGAGACAGTCGGGAGTACGGCGCGCTCGACCGCCAGTTCAAGAGCGGAGAGCCGCTCGCCGCCGCGGAAGCGGGCCGACTGGAGCGTCAGTACCTCGGCACGGGCCAGACCGTCCAGCCCGAGAAGCCCGCGTACGAGGTGACCACGGAGCGCACCGGCCCGGTCATCAACTACCCCGAACTGCCGAAGGAGCGCATCGAGCTGTTCAAGAAGCTGCGCGAGCGCATCTCGGAAGCGCGCGCAAAGCGAGAGGACGAAGCCGCGATGGGTGGAGAGGCTGCGCCTCCGCCCGAACCGGAAGGAGTCCGTCCGCCTGGTCCTCCGCCTGCCGGGTCTGCTGCCGCCAGCACCGGTCGTGTCCCGGCGGCCAGTACGTTTGGTCGTGGCAAGACGTACAAGCAGGCGCCGCTCGACATTCCGCTTCCAGATGAGTCGGGTCAACTGGCTCCGCCGACGGCAGCACAGCGCGCGGAAACGAAGCGCAAGGCCGTCAAGCAGCAGAAGCCTGCGGTGACGCAGGAATTGTACCGGACGGGTTACGCGACGACGGGGCTTGGTGGCGCGAATGTAGGCGGTGCCCGAGAGGAAGAAGAGACGCCGACGCTCGCGCCTCCCAGGGCGAAGGGCGGAGAGCTGAGCACCCGTGAGGCACGGCGAGAGAGTCGAGATAGGCTGGCCGCACTTCGCAAAGCGCAAAGGGCCGCGCAGGCCGAGCGCACCGCGGCGAACGGAGGAGCTGAGTAATGCCAAAGCCCCTGATCAAGTCGGCCGCACCCGCTGCGCCCGCCGCTCCTGCGCCTACGCCTGAGCCGAAGCCGAAGCCCGAGCCAAAGGCCGAGGTGAAGCCTGCGCCCAAGGCCGAGGCTCCTGCGCCGAAGGTCGCCAAGGAAGAGAGCAAGCCGAAGCCTCCGCCTCCTCCCAAGGAGACGGCGCCTCCGAAGGCACCGGCCGCGTCGCCTCCGGCCACCAAGAGCGCGCCAGCCGCAGGCACTGTTGAGCCCATGAAGACAGAGATGGTCGGCCGGAGGGGCCCGCTCGCCGCGCTCGGAATCGGCGCCCCTGTCTACCAATTCACGGAAGAACCGTCTCTGAGTCGGGTCGAGATGCAGGACGCGACGTCTCCTGTCGGTCGCTTCATGACGGAACCGGCAGTCGCGGCGGCAGCGGAACGTCCCTCGACGGCGCCGGACGTGGCGGACCTCTGGATGATGCGACCGCATATTGAGGCGATCCGGCGTGTCGAGCAGCTCCGTAGCGAGGGCAAGATCGGACCGCAGGTTCGGGACACGGAACGCCCGATGTCTGGGACTGCGACGACGATGCGGTACCCGGCGGCTCAGCCGAAGCGGGTGTCACCCAAAGCCGGAAAGCCGGAGCTGATGCGCGCGCCCGACCAAAATTACATTGAGCGCCCGACGGCGCAGGAGCTGGATGTTCCACTGCTCGGGGCGCAGAAGCTCGCTGGCGTCATCCAAGAGCGTAGCGCGCTGGACCTAAAGCACGCGCAGAACCAGAAGATAATTAGGGGGCTGGAAGCCGAGTTGGCGACAGCGCGGAGCCCGGCAACTATCGATCCCACTCAGTCGCGCGCGGCTCAGATGGAAGTACGGGCGCAGCGAATGGGGGAGATCAGCGGCAAGCTGCGTGAGATGGCCGCAAAGCAGCGCGCGCTTACGACGCAGATGGCCGCGAAGGAAGCGACCATGCGTGAGTACGGCATGACCGAAGAGGAGATCAACCCTCAGTAGACGGCCCCGCCAGCGCGAAGACGCCCATCCGCCGTGGCAATATGCTACGATGCGGGCGGGCGTTCGTGCGTTTACGTGATACGCAGCGCCTACGGAGAAGCACGATGGCGCGGTCGTACGCAGAATGGAAGGCGCAGCAGGCAGCGTTCGAGAAGGCGGCGGGGATTGTCCCTGCGGCGCCCGCCGCGACTCCGCCGAAGGCGCCGACTGCCGCCGTGCCTTCTACTACGCAGCCCCGGCCTGCCCCTACGGTAACCCGTGCCGCCCAAGCTGTCGAACAAAAAGATGAAGATCGTGAGCGGGAGCGGCGTTCGCAGCCGAAGTTCAGCGGGTCCTACAAGGACGGTGCGTGGACGCTGACCATCGAAGATGGCGGCAAGAAGTCTCAGCGCACGATGTCGGAGAAGGAAGTTGAGCGCGAGTACGGCGCCGACTTGGCCGCTCAGCTCCGGAAGTCGCGTGAGAAGGGTGAGCGTGAAGCCCGCCGCGCGGCGGAGGCGGCGACGACCGCGGCCGCTGCGCCTGCTCCGTTCGTCCTGCCGCCTGATGTCGCCGAGGTCGTCGACTACCGCAAGGTCTACGATGCGGGTGCGCTGCTTACTAAGCAGTCGAGGCTGGCTCTTGCGGCGGAAGACCTCGGCATGTCGCCGCAGCGGCTCCAAGAACTGGCGTCCGCGCAGGGCGTTGACCTCGATGCCATCTACGCCGCTCGTGCGAAGGGCCGCACGTACGAAGAGATCGAGCGCGCGAACCGAGAGCGTGGTGTCGTCGGCTTCCTTCCCGCGACAGAGCGCGAAGCGCGGTTCCGCAGTGTCGCAGAGGCTGCGGACAAGGCCCGTCGAGGCCAGGCGGATGACAAGCCCATCGAGTTGAAGGCGTCTCGCGCAGGCGCGCAGACCATCATGGGCACCAGCGAGGAGCTTCCCGAGGTCACCAAGCCAGGCGAGCATGGCTACACGTTGGCCTCGATGCTCGTGGACTCGTTGCTGAAGGAGGACCGCCCCTCTGAACTGTACGACATGTACGGCCGTCGGATGGCGACGGGCGCCACGCAGCAGTACGTCGAGGACCGGGTCAAGGACCTGATCCGCAGCACGAACCTGCGCGCCGACACTCCCGACTTCGATGAGCGCAAGCGCGCGCTGTACCGTCGCGCGTTCAACGAGGTGCTGGCCTACAAGACCATCGGCATGTGGACGCCGGTCGTCACCGCGCTGGACTTCGAGGCGGTCGAGGGCTCTCGTGACCCCACGCTGTGGGAGGCGGCGACCACGCCGAACATCGAGATCATCGGCATCAACAACAAGAACCAGGCCATCTATCGGATGGAATCTCCGATGGGCATGGCGCTGCGCGCAATCGACATCCCGCAGTCGGCGCTGACGGGCGTCGTGTCGGGCATGGGCGCTGCGCGCGGCATCCAGACCGGCGCGAACCTCATGGAGTTCGCCATCGACGCCACGGAGGGGCAGTCGCTGTGGACGCGCGCTCCGCTGGTGGGTGCTGCGACGGTGGCTTCCATCTTGTCGCCTGACATGTTCTCTGCCGCCTCGACGGCGACCAAGCTGGTGCGTGGCGTTGCTCAGTCGCGCAAGCTGGCGAAGCTGGCTCCGAAGGCCATCGAGCTGACGGAAACCATCGCCGAGGCGCGCAAGGCGGGCCGCTACGACGACGCACGCAAAGCAGAGATTGAGCTGCGTACGATGTTCCCCGCGGTGGCCGACGACCTCGACCGCAAGGACGCACGCGCAGCCGCGGCGATGGGGATCGTGAAGCCGGACAGCGACCAGCTCAACGATGACCTCGCGGCGCTCGTCGGCTCGCAGGTTCCCACCGAGGCGCTGACGGCGGCCTCTCGCCCGTACCTGCACTCCTCGGAGCGCCGTCAGGTGCTGTCGATGAAGCAGGCCGGAAAGATGACCCCGGTCACGACGTACGATCTGTTGTTCAACACCGAGAAGAGCCTCCGCACCATCAACGAGGCGAAGGCTCGCTACATCCAGAACCCGCCGCGGACGCTGGACGCGTTCGCCCAGCAGCATCTGCGCGGCGCGGTGCGTGATGTCTTCGCCGGGCTGAACGAGGAGAAGCGCGCGGCCACAACGTCGGCGCAGATCGACCAGTTGTCGGACACCATCGCCGCCCGAGCCAATCAGGCGCTCAACGATCCCGCGAAGTTCAAGACGGAGGTCCGCGCGATCATCAAGGCGACGCTCCCGGGCGACGACCTCAAGGAGGTCCGCGACGCCTACTACAAGAACAGCTCGCGCATCCTCGACAGCGTAGCCAACATTCGCGGCAAGAACGTGGCTGACCTTCAGGCGTCGCAGGTCGCGCTCTTCGACCGCATGCTGAAGTCGGCCGAGTCGAACAACGAGTCCCGCGCCTACGCGGCCCTGCTGCTTCGGGACCAGCTCGCGCAGGACGCGAAGATCATCGTGCAGCCTTCTGGCGTCTTCGACCAAGTGGCGGTCAAGGCTCCCTCTGGAGAGCCCATCCGGCTGACGGACGGCGGCCACGTCTTCCTGTTCTCGATTCGTCGCGCCGCTCCCAACATGCCGTTCAAGGAGGCTTACTCGGCGGTGGCGAAGATCGACGCCATCGTAAAGGCGGCCGCCGAGCGCTTCAACATGGACCCGGCGGATCTGTACTACCAGCTATTCCCCGAGGTCCGCCAGGGAACGGCGGAAGACGTGCAGCGGTTCGTGCGCCGCCAGATTTCCGGCTCGTCTCCGTCGGTGCGGACGGCCGCTGTGCGGTTGCCGTTCGGCCTCTCCATCGGCGCGGACGCGGCTCTGCTGGCGAATCTGCCGGTGCCTCCGGGCTACACGGCGCAGAACATCGTCGATGTGGCGGACGCCAAGAAGACCATCGCCGCCGCCATCGAAGGCAAGATCCCTGACCTGAAGCGCACGACCATCGAGCCGGGGACCAACCGCACGGTGGAGTCTGTGGCGGTGATCGTTGGCGACGTCCGCATCGTGCTGGACCGCACCCCGAACATCGACGAGTTCAACGTCGTCATCACCCTCGGACGGGGTAGCAACACCAAGGTCGAGACGCTGCTGGCGGTGAAGGGACAGGATGCGGCGTTCAAGAAGGCGCAGACCATCGCCGGAGGGCTGATCAAGGATCGTGTGGCTGCGGGCGGCCCTGCCATCGTCGATGCTCCGGTGAAGGGACAGGTTGCCGCGCGGGCCACGCCTTCCTCTGCCGTGCCCAGCGCTCCTGTGCCTCAGACCGCTCCTACGGCGCCCGCGGCGCCCGCGGTCGTCCCCGGTCCTGCGGCAGCGCCTACGGCTCCTCCGGCCGCGGCGACTCCTGCGGCTCCTGCGGCTGCGCGTCCGACCAAGCTGCCCCGCGACCTGGCGGGCGCCACGCCGGGCTACAACATCGGAAAGAACGCGTTCTCTCCGAAGTTCGAGTCTGACATCGACAAGGCGCTGTTCATCATCGCCAGCTCGAAGAAGAAGTCTGCCGCCCACGACAAGTACATGGCGTTCCTGCGTGCGGCCACCGGGCTGAACGACACGGAGATCAAGGCGCAGGCCGCGACTGTCTTGTCGCAGCTCAAGGAGACGCTGCGCGGCGCCACGCCCGGCGCCGTCGACATCCCGACGATCTACAAGCCCGCTGCCGCGGCGGCGCCTGCTCCTCGTCCGCGCGTCCCTGCGGCTCCGGCTGCTCCCGCGGCGCCCGCGCCTGCTGCTGCTGTGCCTGCTGCCGCGCCTGCGCCCTCCCAGCTTCCTGTCCTCGCGGACACGGTTACGGCGCGGAAGGAGCAGCTTCGCGAGTACCTACGCGCCAACCCGGGCATCAAGCTCCAGCCGCTCTTCACCCAGTTCGATCTCAAGCCGGACGACGTCCGACAGATCCACCGCGAGGTGAAGGCCGAGCGCACGGCTGCCCCTGCCGCTGCTCCGGCTTCCAGTCCGACTGTTCCGACCGCGACACCGACTCCGGTTCCGTCCACGCGCGCTGTGCCCACGAGGCAAGAGCAGATCGCCGATTTTGAGCGCCAGATTGAGGCGGCACAGCAAGCAGAACGGAATGCGTGGGAAGAAGTAAAGCGTACCGACGCGCAGCGGACGCGGGGACGGATGAACCCGTTTACGTCGAAGGCCAAGCAGCAGGAACTCGACGCAAGCAACGAGGCAGCGGACGCCGCATTCCGCGAGGCGCGGACGAACAAATTGGCCTTGGAAGACGCGCTCAAGGAGTTCAGGCGAACGACTTCGCCCGAGGCGCCGGCTCCCATCACGGCCCCGGTCGCGCCTGTAGCTGAGCCCGTTGTCGCGCCTCCTGTGGCCGCCGCTCCTCAGAAGTTCGGCACGGTCGCGCTACAGCGCGAGGGCGGCATCGGCTACAACCAGGCGGCGGAACTCGTTGCGCGCGTGCAGTCTGGTGCGCTGACCGAGGCGCAGGCCGTCGAGGAAGCGCGCCGCATAGGAGGCAGGGCCGCTGCTCCGGCTCCTACTACCGCAGGACCCGCTACCCCTGCCCCTATCGTGGCAACTGCTGAAGCGCAAGCCGAAGCCGCAAAGATTGTTGAGGCCCCCGCTCCTGCCAAGCGCCCGCGCGCTTCTCGCGGGAAGAAGGCCGAGGTCGCGCCTGCTGAGGTCGCCCCGGCCGTTCCGGAAGAGCCGACCACGCTGCTCCCCAGCATCGAGCGTGACGCGCGTCGTGCCGACATCACGCGCAAGGAGACGGCCCGCCAGACGGAGATCATGCTCGGCGAGTTGTACGGTCGCAGTGTCGCCGCCGAATGGGAGGAGATCCCTGAGCAGTTCCGCGTCAACGCGGGGCGGCGGCTCACGAAGGCGCAGGAGGCGCTGGCGGCTGGCAAGATCAACCAGGAGGACTTCAACAAGCTCGTCCGCAACGTCGCTGCCGATCTGAACGACCAGCGCGACATCCGTCGTGCGCGTGCCGAGACGGCCGAGCCTCGCCGCGGCGCAGACGTGGTGCGCTCGCGCCTCTTGGCGGCCAAGGCCGATGGCATTATCAGCGCGGAAGGCGCGGACCTCGCTGAGTGGTTCGTGCGGCAGAACCCGCGCATCGCCGACAACCTCGCCATCATCATCGGTGCGCCGAAGTATGTTGGTAGCAAGCTGGGCGAGCCCATCGGTCGCGCGGTCGCCGGAGCGTACGAGCCGATTACGGACATCGTCGCGCTCATCACGAATCGCGGCAGCGAGCTGACGGCAACGCACGAGCTGCTGCATCGCACCGAGCGCATGCTCCCCAGCGCTTTGCAGGACGCGGTCCGCAAGGAGTACACGAAGCGGCTGACGAAGGCCATCGAGAAGGCGACGGAGACGGAGCGCCCGTTTCTCGCCGCGTTCCTCGCGCCCTCGAAGGAGAACCTCAAGCTGCGGACGGAAGCCTTCAACCCGGGCAACCTCGACCCGGCGAAGTTCTATCAGTTCGCCAACCCGTCTGAGTTCTGGGCGGTCAACGCCAGCAAGATCGTGTCTGGTCGCTACGCTGCCTTCAACAAGGGCCTCGTCGCTCGTGCGAAGCAGTGGGTGACCGAGTTCGCGCAAAAGATCAAGAGCGTGTTCGGGCTTCAGTCCGACGCTCCGCTCGTTCGCGGCCTGGACGCCGTCATCAAGGGCGACGGCACGTTCGTGTCGGAAGACATGCTGTCGCAGGGCCGGGTGTTCAAGTCCGTCGAGCCGCAGGCCCCGGTACCCTCCGGTATCACGGCGGCTGCCGAGGGTCAAATCGAAGACCCCAGCATTCTCAAGCAGGTCACCCCGGCTGGTCAAGTGAAGGGCGCTGTCGAGACGCTGTCGGACGGCAAGACGATCTTCTACCTGTTCGAGAACGCCGACGCGTCCACCATCCTGCATGAGGCCGCGCACATCCTGCGCGGCTCCGTGCTCGACAACACGGACATGGGCTACATCACGGACTGGATTCGTCGCCAGGGCGTGAACGTCACCCATCAGTACGGCGAGTTCGTCGGTGACCCGGCGGAGGTCGAGAAGGCGGAGGAGCTGTTCGCCAAGGCGTTTGAGAACTACGCCTTGGAAGGACGGCCGCCTCCTGCTGCGCCGTACTTGGAGCGCGCCTTCCAGGTGCTGCGGAACGCGCTGGCGAACCTGTACTCCGCCGCGAATGACCCGGTCATCGGCGTGCCCATGGATCCCGAAGTCCGGAAGGTGTTCGACCGGATGTTTGAGGGCATGAGCCAGAAGGCGAACCCCACGCTGATGGAGCGCCTGCGTCGCGACATCCTCGGCGCACCCGAGCCCGGAGTCGAGGGGGTCATCGTGCGTCTGGCGCGGGAGGCGAAGCGCAAGGGCATCCCGAACGCCTCGCTGGAAGACCTCGCCAAGCAGTTCGACGACGCGAAGGCCGCGGGCAAGCCCGCGAACCAGGTTCACCTCAGCTTCCCGGTCAAGGTGGGTGGCAAGAAGGAATGGACGGCGCTGGACCTGACGCAGGCGCAGAACGCCGCAGAGGAAGCCTACGCGATCCGCAAGGGCAACCGAGCGGGCATCCGGCTCGACCTCACGGGCCGCGGCAAGGGAACGGCCGCGTCCATGATCACCGAGGAGAAGGCAGTCGAGGCGCTTCGCAGCTTGACGACGCCAGTCGAGGGCGAGACGGGGCTTCCCCGTGCGCTGCGCGCCACCGCTCGCGTGATCGTGTCGGCCTTCTTCGGCGGCGACGTCCTCTCGGACGAGGGGCGGACGGCGTTGCGCTACGCGCCTCCTGAGTTCCGCGCGGTGATGGATCGCACGGAGCGCACCGTCGCGCAGTCCATCGGCGACACCATCGCGATGGTCAACGGCGCGGTTGACACGGGCGACGACACCGAGCTGATTCGGTTCTTGACCGGCTCCGAGCGCGTCGTGCGGCGGTCCGGGCGACCGGTCCTGTCGGCGGGGTACAACTACTCCGGCGCCGTGCTGCGAATGATCGACGGCATGTTCGAGACGCTGTCGGACGTGCAGAAGGCCGCGCTAGAGAAGATGGCCGACGCGATCAACTCTGCCGACCCGGATGTAGCTATCTCAAGATTCGGGTTCGGCACCGATGGGACCACGTTCAAGGTTTCGGATGCGATGCGCCAGGCTGTGCAGGACGCGGCCGGGGCCGCCATCGCCAAGACGCTCAACGCCACGGCGCAGCAGGGCAAGGTGGACTTCGGGTCCACGCTGGCAGGCGCTCTCCGCAACGCTGTGCAGGCATCTCCGACGCCGCGCCCGTCGCATGAGCTGAAGCTCATGGAGACGCTGCTGTACGTGACCAAGCGCACGCAGCGCAACGGCAGGCTCTTCTCTGGCACGGACGCGGACGCTACGCGCATCCTGCTCGGGGACATCGCGAAGATTTACGACGACGAGTCGTCTCGTCGCGTGGCCGTGCTGATCGGTGGCTTCGGCGGCGCGGACCGCGCCAAGCGTATGCTGGCGAACATCAACCTTGGGATCAGTCCAGAGGCGGAGCGGAACTTCCGGAGCTGGATCGTCGGCGGCTCGGTGGACCCGAAGTACCTGCCGGAGATCCAGCGCGTCATCAATCGCTACGGGTTCAACCCCGAGTTCGTGGCGGACCCGGTTCTTGGCGTGGACTTCTACATCCCGTCCATGGCGCGTGACCGTATGGCTCAGGCGCTGGCGCGCGCCAACTTCCGCGACCCGACGGCGCTGTCGGCGCGGGTGTCCGACGCGTTCAACGCGGTCTACCGCTACATGAAGCTCCGCATGACGCGCGGCAGCCTCATCACGATCCCGCGCTACTTCATGATGAACACCGCTGACCACGCGGCTGCGCTGGGCACCGTGGTCGGGTTCGGCGTGGCGGCCACTTCCACGACGCGTCTCATCGGCCAGAACGTCGTGACCATGACCGGGCTCGGAACGGGCATGGAACTGGCGCGCATCATGTCTGGTGGTCGCATCAAGCCAGACGTCGTCGAGAAGGTGCGTCGTGGTCTTCAGGCGGGTGGTGACCGCGCGGCATGGATGGTCGGTCAGTTGTTCTCGACGGGCAAGTACCGCATCGAGGTCAACCCGATCATGGAAGGCTCCAGCGGCACGTTCCGCGCAGGCGGCAACGTGTACTCGTTCCGCGACATCCGCAACACGGCCGTCGAGGAAGGGATCTTCTCTTCGTTCGACACCTCGCAGCTCGCGGCGCTCATCACGAAGGAAGGCCGCCTGTCCATGGCGAACGCCAACTTGATCGGGCAGGGCACCATCACCTTCGGCAAGAGCGACTCGACGGTCACGGCGCGCCTTCGCAACTTCTTCGGTGAGCTGTCGGAGTCTGCTTCCGACATGGCGGAGGCATGGAGCGAGCGCGAGCGCCTGGGCGCGATGGTCACGCTCATGGAAGCCGGGTACGACCCGCGCACCGCGGCGCGCCTGGTGATCGACGCGCTGTACGACTACAGCCAGTCGATGTCGCAGGGCGACCGTAGCTGGCTGGTCGGCGTGCTCTTCCCCTTCTGGGCCTTCCAGAAGAACGCCAACGCGCAGGTCTTCAACCTCATCTTTAGCCCGGCTGGAGCCTACCGGGCGATGGTGATCAAGCGCGCGAAGGAGCGCTTCGCGGACCTCTTCTCCGAGGTGCTCTACAACGAAGTCGGCTCCGAGTACGGCTTGGACGTGAAGTCCATGCCGCCCGAGCTTCAGGACACCTACTACTCCATCGTCACGGCGTTCTACGACGCGTACAACGGCGACCCGCCGGAAGACGCCAAGCGCGCGCTGCGGCTGCTCATGACGGGCCGCGCCGTCGGGGTTGAGGGCGGCAAGTACTTCGAGGTGGCCCACCGGCTGATGACGCAGCGCGGCGCGGGCGGCTTCGCCGACCTCCAGAAGTTCGGCGAGTACATCTCGCTGCGCCCGGAGAAGTCGGCGCGCATGTCTTCGTTCCGTGACCGGACCGGCGTCGCCGTTCCGTTCCCGCGCACCGAGGCCGTCCGCACGGTGATGGGCCTGCTCGGCGACAACTACACGTACATGGAAATCTACTGGCCGGAGTCCGCGTTTGAGGCCGGGATGAAGTACCACACGCAGGTCATGGCGGGCATGCTGCTGCTCGGCGCCAACGGCATCGACCTGGTCGCCCCGGTCGGCAGCTTGACCGAGGGCGGCATCGAGGGAGTGAGCCTCGCCAACGTCCTTGAGCCGGTCGTCTCGCTGGAGCGGTCGCCCATCCTCGGGCCGATCCTTCCGGCGATCAGCGCCGGGAGCATGGAGCCGGTGGCCCCGCCGAAGCGCGTGGCGAAGGCCCTCGTGAGCACCGCAGACGCGGTGATGGAGCTTCACCCCGCGGTAGCCAAGCTGCTGAGCGACAGCTACGGGACCACGTTCGTCCGCGTGCCTGCGGAGAAGGACCCGTTCCTCGTCGACGTGGACGGCAAGCTGCCGCAGCTCTCCCCGGAGGAAGTGGAGCGCATCCGCCGCCTCAACGACGAGGTGCCGGACATCGGCGTGCGCCGCGACGAGCGCATCTACATGCTGGGTGGCGTCATGTCGACCGCGCTCTACAACAGCCCGCTCGGCGAGATCAACACTCTGCTTCTGCGCTGGGAGCAGGAGCCGCTTGAGCGCGCGAACATCCGTGGTGACATACTGCGAGTGGCGCGAGCCGCTGGCGGGTTCGACGTCTCTGTCGTGTCCGCGTCCAAGACGATGAGGTCGGAAGAGCCGACGAAGCTGAAGGAAACCAAGAAGTTCTAAGGAGGCATCATGTCCATCGCACGCTACGGCGGCTTCAACCACGCAGGCATCAGCTACAAGCACCAGGCTGCGCTGACCACCAGCTACCAGGTCTTCACGCTGACCGCCGACACCACCAACGCGCCCCGCACGGCGTCGGTGCCCGACTTCGCGCACTTCCAGCACCTCGCGGTGGAGATGGACACCATCGCCGCGGGCGCTTCTAGCGTGACGTTCTTCCTGGCGCGTGACGCGGCGGGCGACATCCCGCTGACCGCAGAGCAGACTGCGTCCGTGCAGTTCGGGTTCACGACTGCTTCTGACGGCTCCGCCATCGCGTGCATCGACCTGGACTACCACTACCAGCAGCTTGCGGTCGAGACTCGCGGGACGGTCTATGTCGTGATCAAGACTAACGCGGGCACGGCAAACGGCAACCTTCGTTTGCACTGGCGCGCGTAGTCTCTTCGTGTAGATAGCGTCCTCTCTCGCGATGTGATAGCCTACGCGCGAGAGAGGTCCGCATGGCTGACGTAGCGAACATGTTCAGCGGTGGCTGGTACGCGGCTCCGCCTTCGACGGCGGTCGCGGCGACGGTCTACACGGATGGCGTGCTGATCCCCGGCACCGCGCTGAACAAGGCGCCGACGCTGACCACGACGACCATCGCCTCTGTGGACACGACCGCTCCGGGCGTCAAGTTCGCGTTCCAGTACAGCCTCCGCTGCGCGTACAACGTGAGCTTCGCTGGCCAGATCCGCGCCAAGGTGCGGTGGCAGCAGGTCGCCGCTGCGCCTGCGGGTGCGGCTGGCCGCTTCAACATGGACGTGAAGCGCAAGGACACCAGCGGCAACGTGTCCAGCATCGCTGGCCTGGTGAAGGGCGTCGGCAAGCCTCGCCCCCTCGACGTGCTGGGCGGCGCCACCTACATCGAGAACAACGTCACCGCGAACGTCCCCAACCAGACGTTCGTCCCCGGCGAGAGCATCGTCATCGTCTTCGAGTTCGAGGTGACGACGGCCGCCGCGGGCAACTCGCTGTCCGTTCTGCTCTCCACCGACAACGCCACGGCGGGCAACGAGCTGATCGTTGAGATCGACGCCGGACGGGCGAGCTGATGGCTGAGCAGGACTACTACACTGCGATGCGCGCCATGAAGGCGGGCGCCGTTGCTGAGGAAGGCGAGGCGTGTCCTGCGGCGACGCAGAGCGTCGAGATGAACCTCGCCAACCGGCAGAAGGCCATCGACAGCGCCAACTACGGCCCCGCCAATCCGCAGGAGCCGGGCGACTACTGGATGCAGAAGGCCGAGCGCATGAACGCCGACGAGGCGGGCATCAAGAAGATGCTGTGCGGCAACTGCGCCAAGTTCATCATCACGCCGAAGATGCTCAAGTGCATCGAGGGCGGGATCCGCGCGGACGCGGAGGAAGTGATGATCGCTGGGCAGATCGGGTTCTGCGCGGCGTTCGACTTCGCCTGTGCAGCGAAGCGCACCTGTGACGCGTGGATCACCGGCGGCCCGGTGATGAAGGAGTCCTGATGCCTACTGCTCCGTCTGGCGAAGGGATGCTCAACATCAGCAAGCCTATCCAGGTGCCTGCGTGGGTCTTCGCGATCTCGCTGGTGGGTGGCGGTGGCTGGCTGACTTGGCAGCAGGCGCAGGGAGCGGAGACAGCCGCAGCCGCGTCGAACTGCAACGGGCTCGACTCCGTCAAGGAAGACGTGGCGGCGCTCAACGCTCAGGTGGCCCAGATGGACGCGCGGCTGGCCCGCATCGAGAACATCCTCATCAACGGAAGGTAGCCCATGTCCTGCGGTACTGGTTCTGGCGGCTCTGCGAGCTGCGCCTCCATTGGGAACGTGAAGGTCGCTTCCGGTTCCGTGACGAACTACGGCGCGGCAACGCGGCTCACCATCGACGCGGGCGGCGGCGTCACGACGGTGAACATTCTCCGCATCAAGCTGGACTGGACTGCGGGCGCCGCGGCGAGCTTCGTGCCTCGCCTCTACAACGCGGTCGCGGGCGTGGCTGGAACCATCGACATGCAGTTCGAGGGGAGCAGCACGCTCGTCGCGAACCTGTTCGACGTGGCGGCCGCGGGTGTGGTGTTCCAGACGGACACCGCTGGACAGTTCTACCTTGAGCCTGGCCCGAACGCGGGCGCGGACAACGCCTTCGCCTACTACGTCGTGTATGAGGTGGTCGGATGAGTACGCAGGTCTTCCCGACCCCTCCGGCTGGTTCTGGTGGTGGCGGTGGCGGCGGCACGCCCGCTACGACGGTGGTCACCGAGACGTCCTTCGCGCAGGCCAGCGCGGTGGGCACCTCGACGGACTACGCCCGCGCGGACCACACGCACGGCACTCCGACGCTGCCGGCGCTCGCTCCGACGACGGCGCAGTACGTTCTGATGACCGCGGACGCCGGGCTGGCCAACGAGCGCGTGCTCGCCGTGACGACGAACGAGCTGACGCGGACGGATGGTGGTGCGGGCGGCAACGTCACGCTGGGCCTCGCTTCGCTCTCGCCGTCTCCCGCTGGGTCGTACACGGCGGCCAACATCACCGTCGACGCAAAGGGTCGAGTGACCTCGGCGGCGAACGGGTCTGTTCCAGCGCCTTCGCATCCGTCGCTCACCACGCTGGGCTGGTCGGCCAGCGGCCATACGGGCACGTCCCAGAGCGTTGCCTGCTTCAACGGCGCGGGCGCGGCCCAGACCGTGCAGGCTGTGGATGACGGTGCCGTGTTGATGTACGTGAACGGCGTGCTTCAGTTCGTAGTGGCTGCGGCTGCCGCCGCCGTCATCAACAACAGCTACCGATCTCTTGAGGTCGAGTTCACCACCAGGACCGATACCTTCTCCGTCCTCGTAGATGACTGCATCGTCGCAGCAGGGAGCATCCTCTAATGGCACTCGCGGCTCTCAACTGGCGCTACATCGGCGTTCGCTCGTTCACGGCGGGCAGCATCAACGGCGCGCTCGACGCGGTCTACGACCTCGGCACGGCGGTCACGTACGCGGACGGCAGCACGCGTACGCCTGGTTCCGGGTCTGCGTGGACTTGGGCGCGCGAGGTCAGCGGAGTCACTGTCGCTTGCAACGGCACGCCCCCGATCAACGCGCTGACGATGAAGTACATCATCGGCGGAACGGTCGGAGCCTCTGCCTACACGTTCCTGACGCCCGATACCGCGACATTGGCGAACGTCATCGTGTACGGCATGAACCGCGCGAGCGGGGCCTACACGACCTGGACGAGCGCAACGCCGTTCACGAACGCCGGCTTCTCTGGGTATTGGCGCGGCACTCGCACGTTCGTCACGGTGCCATACGATGGCGTGGCGATGTGGGAGTCGCAGGAAGGCTGCGTCATCCAGTTCAGCCACACGGCGTCGTCTACGACGAGCAACATCGGGCTCGGCGCTCTTGTCGATCCGCTCTCCACGGGGGCGGGCAACGCCGAGACGGACGGGCGTCTCTACATGATGTGGGGATCTGGTTCCAACACGATCTCCAACGCTTCGTGGCTCAACAACGGTGGCGGCGCGGACGGGCATATGTGGGGCAACGGGTCCACGTCGAACGGCAACTGCCACGCTGGCGTGTTCGCTCCTGGGACGAACGTGATGTTCGGCGGCGCTGGCGGGCAGACCACGCGTTTCGGGAACTTCTCTCCTTCGAACACGCTTGTTTCCACGAACGGGGACATTGCGCGTGTGCCGTTCACGGTCGTCACCAACACGGGGGCATTCGTCGGCCAGCTTCGTCAAGTGTCGATCATCCGTGACGCCGCGACCCGCCTGACGTACCAGAACGGCGCGACCGTGCTCGGGTACACTCACGGCACGACGCTCGGCACCCAGACGGACGCCGTGGTCCTAAGCTACTGAGGAGAGCCAGATGTACGCCTACATCAACGCAGTGCTCGATGCGAACTCGGACGTGGCGACGCTGAAGCTCAACGCGTCTGCCTACGACGTGGCCATCGGCCCGGTGCCCGTGGACGAGCAGTCCATCCCCAGCCGCGTGGCTATCGAGAAGTTGCCCGACGATTCGCTGCCATCCCTGTGCATGGGATACGACGCACTCGGCAATCTCGTTTGCCAGTTCTTCTGCTAAGGAGCTCACCATGCCGCTCACCTCTGACGAGGCCATCCACCTCGCCCTCGAACTCGCCGACCTGGCGTCGTTCCTTGACAAGGCCCTGAAGCCCGACGACTCGGGCAAGAAGCGCCTCGACCCGGACGAGGGCCGCGAGCTTCTGCGTCGTCTGACGAAGCTCACCGCCAAGGTGGCGCTGGACGTGCTCGACTAATGTCCGACGCTCGCCCGCCGTGCGATGTCGCGCCGGGCGAACGCATCTGGCTCAACACCGGAACAGCGGAAGCGCTGAGCGGATGTGTGCTGCCTGAAGGAGTGATCTTCTCCTTCTCCTACAACGAGGAACCGCTCATGCCTGAGACGCTTGCTCCCGCTGATACTGTTCTGCCCGAGGCGTCCGGTGCAGAGCAGTCCTCGTCACCCAACGCGCCCGCGCACAAGGCCGCCGAGGTGCCCGCCGTTCTGGACGTAGTCGCGGCTCCGGCTCAGGCGCAGACGCCGGAGAGCACCTCTGAAGGCACGTCGGAAGTGGCCGCGGACGCGCCGCCCGACCTGTCTCAGATCGGCGCGCTGGCGAACGGCGACCCCGTCCTGATGATCGCGCTGGCGCTGATCGTCGTGGGCGGCGGCACCGCTGGCTGGAAGTTCTGGTCCACGCTCAGCGAACAGCGCCACGAGCAGGCCATGAAGCGCATGGAGATCGACGCGCAGAAGTCGGGACTCGCAGGCGCGCAGCCGCCACCCTGCCAAGCCGCCAACGCGGAGCTTCGCAAGGAGATCGCTTCTCTTGAAGCAAAGGTAGCACGGCTGGACAAGAATGTCAAGTCCGTCTCCTCGAACCTTGATAGTTTCGATGAAGCCGCCTTCGAGAAGCGCCTGCTCAAGAAGGTCGACGAGAAGCTGAAGCCCAAGGCGACCTCCAGGAGTAACTGATGTCTCAGACCTACCCGAGCCGCCAAGGCGTCATGTCCGTCGCCCTCTCCAGCCCTCTGTCCGGGTTCGGGGAGCTGGAGACGGTGTCGCCTGTGCCTACCAGCCAGGTGGCGTTCGTGTCGGGTCTGAACCCCCTGCTCACCACCACGGACACGTTCGGTGTCGGTGCATCCGTCACGGCTGTGAACGGCGAGGCCGTCTTGGCCAGCGGAACGACGGCCACCGGCTACGCGCGCCTGACTTCGAAGAAGGTGGCGAAGTACCGCGCTGGACAGGCGACGATGGCGAAGTGGACCGCGCGCTTCTCCGCGGGCAGCGCGGGCAACCAGCAGATGGCGGGCCTCTACAACATCGAGGCTGGCTACCGCTTCGGCTATCAGGGCACGACGTTCGGCATCCTCTACACCGAGTCGGCGACCGTTGAGGTGCAGACGCTGACCATCACGGTCAAGGCGGGCAGCGCCACGAACGTGACCGTGACCCTCGACGGCGGCCCGGCGGTAACCGTGCCCGTCACCAACGGCGCGAACACCAGCGTCACCGCGGCGGAGATCGCGGCGGCGGACTACTCTGGCGTGGCAGGCGGCTGGGACGCGGCGGCCGTAGGCAACGTCGTCTACTTCACCCGCAGGGTGGCCGGTCCCGCAGGCGCCTCGACGTTCAACCCGGGCACGAGCGGTGCAGTCGGCGCGTTCGCCACGCTGACGCTCGGCGTGAACCCGACCGAGCAGTTCATCGCGCAGTCGACGTGGAACGTGGACCGCATGGATGGCGGGCAGTTTAGCCCCAGCAACGTCGTCCTCGACCCGACGAAGGGCAACGTCTACGGCGTGCAGTTCCAGTACCTCGGCTACGGCGACGCCTTCTTCTACATCGTGAACGGGCAGACCGGACGCCCCGTGCTCGTGCACACCATCCGCAACGCGAACACGCGAACCAGCACCAACCTGCGGAACCCGAATCTCTACCTGACCTGGGAGAGCCGAAACATCGGAACGGGGACTTCTGTCACGATGTACGGGGCGTCCGGTGGGGCGTTCGTCGAGGGCGCCATCGAGTTCCTCGGCGCGCAGTTCGGCACGACGGTCACGAAGAGCATCGGCGCTGCCGTCGAGACGCCCGTGCTGTCTATCCGCGCCAGCACGGTGTACCTCAATCGGTTGTCGACCGCGCAGCTCCAGATCGACCGCTTCAGCGTGGCGTGCGATGGCACCAAGACCGTGGACTTCAAGGTCTACAAGAACGGCACGCTGACCGCGCCTCAGTTCGCGCGCGTCAACGCTAACACCAGCGCCACCGACTACGACTCGGCAGCGACCGCGTTCACGCTCGGGTCTGGCACGCAGGTCTACGCCTTCTCCGTCGGCAAGACGGGCAACGCCACGGAGTCCGTGACGGACCTCGCCCTATTCATGCAGGCGGGCGACGTGCTGACCATCACGGCCTACAGCGTGAACGCGAGCGACGTCAGCGCGTCCACCATCTGGGTCGAAGACATCTAACGAGGAGTCCATCATGGACGAAGAGCTGATGCCCGAGGCGAT